CGACGCTCTTCCGATCTGAGATTGAGCAAGTGTTTGTCCTTGTTCCCACTCTTGATAAAGCTGTTCTTCCGTGATTTCTCCAAGCTCCAAAGCAAGGCGGTTCTGCTCCTTATATGCCTCGAAGCTCCCGCGTTTCACAGCTCCCGGAATGGCTTCCTTTGCCGTGATATAGGCTTCGTTGGGCGGCACTTGGCTGTCTACCTTGTTGGCCGAATAGCCTGCTTCGTTGGGGATATAGCCCTTGGACAGCATCTCGTCAAGCACAAGTTCAACTTTCTTCGCGGTAGCATAGTTCTCTTGGCCTTGGTCGTTGATAATGGCGATCAGGGCCTTTTCCAGGTCTGCGCGAGAGATGCCCATGCGTTCCGCCTGCATCATGGCTTCGGACTTCGTAACAACGGTGCCTCTGCCCTTCTCGCTGAACTGTCCAGCTTTCGAGTATTCCACGTCCTGCAACAGAGCTTCCGCCGCCTGCGCGTAATACTGGTGCATCTGAGGATAGTCCCACTGAAATGCTTTCACACTGGGCTTGGAAACGTCTCCGGCAGTTCTCTGGTCAATGTGCGCCGCCTCTTCTCCGAAGTTTCTGGAAAGCTGACCGGCGTCTTCGCGTTCTGCCTGCGCTTCCTGTGCCTGAATCTGACGTTCTGCCTGCAATAGGGTTTCTTGTTCTCGGAGTAAGTCGGGAACTTCTTCCTCTGTCGCGTTTGCAGCGCGTTCCTGCCAAGCCGCTTCTCTTTGTGCAAGAGCTTGTCTTGCCTGCAAAAGGTGTTCTCTTGCACTCTGCATCTGCGCTCTGGTGTCCTGGTTTGCCTGCGCTTGTTCCTGGGCCTGGGCACGCATTTGCTCCTGCGCCTGAGAAGCGCGAATCAAGGGATTCGCAGATTCCTGCGTAGGCTGTTCCTGAATGGGTCTGGGAGCCTCTTCGACCGTTGGGGCGGGTGTGGTATCCTCAATTGGAGAAGTTTGCCTGTAAGGCGTCCTACCGGCTGTCATGGCGCTGCCGATCACATGTCCACCTGCACCGAAAACGCCACCGGAGATCGCGCCAACAGCGGCGTTTTCCAGCAACTCTTTTAAGCTGAATTTGGCGTTGGGGTCTTTCGCTGCTTTGTCTGCCAGCCAGTTCATAGCATAGGAGGCGGATTCTTCACCGGCTTCTATCCCGGTCTGTTTTGCTACTGCCTTGAGGAAGCTGGTGCCGCCGCCGTTCTTTACCATCTTGAACAGATGGTCCATAGGAATTTTCTCGGTGAACGCTTCGATACCACCGGAGACAAGGCCACGGGCCAAAGCTTCTCCTGCACCTGTGCCATTCATTTGCAGTTCACCGGCTTTTTGACCGGCGGCCAGAGCGCCCATGCCGCCCAAGGAGATTGCCTGGCCTGCGCCGGGAATGACATTGGCAGCCAAAAACGGAGCCATTTGCAGCATAGAAAGTCCGGCCTGGGTCATTAGCTTCCCAGCCTCGGTCTTTCTGGATGCAACCAGGTCTTGGGTCGCGTCCTGGCTTTCTTTCAGGTTCATCATACCATCGCTGTACCAAGGCACAGGATCGTTGTGCTTGAACGCCTCGGAAGTCTCGCGCATTTTAGCTGCTTCCTGATTCAGCCGTTCTTTTTCTGCTTGGTCTGTGGTTTTGTTGGCCTTATGTTGGAGATAATCAGCGGTGTACTTCTGAGACTGATAAGCTGGGTCATTGCGGTTCTCAATGGCGTTTCTGGTAGCCTTTCTCGCTGTTTCCAACAAGGTCTGGAAACCGCCGAGAAGGCCTTTCCCAACGGCAGTCCCCCACTTTTCGCTTTGCTCTCTGTCCCACTCCGTAGGGGTGTAGATGGTTCTTCCGTTGCCGTCTGTGTTGGGGCGTTCCGGCGCAACGTCCTTTTGCTTTTTCTCCCAGGCAAGAGCACGCTCCAAGTCGTAGCTGGCAGGGTCAAGACGGACCGCTTTGCCATACTCAGCGGCATCATCCATGAGGCCCTTGTCGCCGGTTTCCTTGCCGTAGTTGTAGTAGGACTTAGCGACACGAAGATTTTTTCGTCCTGCGTCGGACATACCCGCATATTCATCCTGCTTTATTTCGGGCGTGATAAAACCAGCGCCGCTGTCACCGCCGGAATACCCGCTGTCTCGCCGGATATTCTCTGCGCGGGCGTGGGCCTCTTCCTGCATCTGTTTACCCTGTTCGGTGTATCCGCGCTCGATGAGCTTCTGGCCGCTTTCCCACGCTTCCTTCTGGCTCCGAAGATAGAGTTGTTCCGGCTTAGAAAGATTCTTTCGGTCTGCTTTGGAAAGCGCCGTCTTGTTTTTCTTGCGCTGGGCGTTTCGCAGGTTAGATGCCAGGCCGCTAGGCAACGCAGAATCATTCTCTTCTCGGCTGAAGTTGTCCGTTCTGCTGGTCTGAATACGCTTTCCTTGTCGCCGAAGTTGTCCCATAGGAGAGGTATCCATCGTGTTTTCATGGGCTTTCTTTGCTGCGTCACTTGCCATGATAGGCAGAGGCTTCTTCCCGCCAAGAGCAGTCTGATACTGCCTGGAAGAGGGTGTGGTTGTTCTTTTGCTTTTGCTATTATTACGAGAGACCTGCTTAACACCAGCAACCTTCCCGTTGCTGGTTTTGGTGGCTTGAGAAGCCGTGTTCTTCCCTTTGCTTGCACTAGACAGGATACTAGAACCACTTTGAAGCAAAGACGCCCCTGTTTCCTTGGGGTTCTTTTTCTTCTTTTTGGCTTTATACCGCATCCGGCTCAGTGCTTCGTTGTCCGCCATGGATAAGCCCCCTTCTTAGTGATACTGCATATACAGCGCCGCGTTGGGATTCAAAGCCAACCAGCCACGGCGCATGTTGTTGACCTGATCGGAACTGAACCCAAGTTTCAGATACCCGGAAAAGTCGCCGTACTTTGCCATGTCCTGTGCCTTTTGCAGGGTCATTTCCTGGTTGTACTGGTGGGTGTCCTTGTTGAAGCCTGCAATGTCCACGTTCAGGTTGGCCTGATCTTTTGCCACGTTCACCAGGCTCTCAGCGGCTTTCTGGTACTCCTGAAGTAGGGCGGCAGCACGCTCGTATTCATTGTTTGCAATGGCCTCTGCAATGCTGTTCTGATACTCCACGTACAGGCTGGAAAGCTGTTGCTGGACTTTGGTCAGGGCGTTGGCTTCGTTCGTGCGGAGGGTACTCATGTTGCTCTGAAGCTGGTTCCCCATGGCAAGTGCCGCCTGAGAGCCATTTCCTGCGTTCATGCCGGTGTAGGCGGCGCTCTCGTTGAAGTTCTGCTGCTGTTTCAGTGCCTCTGCCGCGATTTGGTTCGCCTGCGCCTGGTAGGTGCCGGGAATCTCTTTCATCGCGTTTTCCAGCTCCATGCGGCTTTTATCGTAGGAGGATTGCAGAGCGGCAAGAGCTTTGTCTTTCTGCGCTTCGTAGAGATTGTTTACATAGTCCACCTGTGGCTGATAAGTGGGTAGGCCGATCTTGTTTAGTGTGTCCTCTTCCTGCTTCAAGGGAAGATACTGGGAGCCGTCGTTGCCGCCGGAGTAGCCATACGGCTTTCTCAGTTCCTCTGCCCTTGTATGCGTCTCGTCCATCTTCTGCTTGTCGCCGATCGCCTGGTAGTAAGAGTATAGCTCTTGCAGAGATTTGATCTTCTGCGCGTCTTCGGCAGAGACATTGGCATCGTGATAGCTGCCGATAGAGTTATAGGAGCCGTAAGGGCCGGTGCTGATACGCAGAGACCAAAGGCCCGTTGCCGGGTTATAGGTTGCCCCAGCCGTGCCGGGGCGAACCACCTTATAGTTGCCGCCAGCAGTAACAACAGTATCCCCGATCTTTGTCCCAGCGGGTGCGTTCCCGTCTGCGCCGACATTCCAGGTCTTGCTTCCCCCTGCGTTCCCACTGTTGATTTTCGTAGACCACAAGCCGCTTGCCGGGTTGTAGGTGGCTCCGGCGGTACCGGGAGCGACTACTCTGTAATCACCACCCGCCGTGTGGACGGTGTCGCCGACCCGCGTCCCGGCAGGGGCGTTGCCGTTCTGCCCCACGTTGACGACCCGGTTTCCACCGGAAGAACCGCCGCCACCGGAGGAACCGCCGGAGCTGCCAAAACTGCCGGGAACCGTGTAAATTTTACCGCCCTGGTTGATCGTTGTGGAGCCATCCTTGTTTTTCGTCCAGGTGGAACCATCCCCGCCGGTCATGGTGCTTCCGGCGGAAGCTCCACTGATAAAGTTTTTGCCCTTATCGGAGCCAATGTTATAGGTTCCTCCATTCGAGGAAGTACCGGTAATGTTTGCCATACTCGTTCCCCTTTCTCTTTCCTGTGTTCAAGTAGGCCCCCGTCCGGCTTTGGGCGGGGGCCTTTGCGTTCATCTGTTTCATTCCACGCGGTCGATTTTTTCTCGAACCTCCATGCTCCATGCGTCGATGTGTGCTTTCATCTCGTCCCACACCGTTCTGGTTCCTCGCACGTGTTCTGCGTCGTCGGTGTCCAGGATGATGTCAGCGATGCGGCACAGGTTCTTTGCGTGGGAAAGCTCCTGCTTTGCCATGGACAGGTAAAGGTCTTTCGCTTCCCCGTTCTTGGCGTAGATCGCTTCCTTGGCATACTTCTGCGCGTCCGAGACTTCGTCAAGGGCAGCGTCATATTTTGCCATGATTTTAGTCAGGTGTTCCAGATGTTCCATGTCTAAGCCTCCTTGATATAGCGGTACAGCTTGTCCAGGTCTTCTTCAGAACACTTGAAACCGGCGATGCTGACCGGCCACTTGCCCTGCGCATGGTTCTTGACGGCGGTGTACGCTTTATCCACGTCCACCTGTTCCCCGTCCACCAGGCAGAGCATAGCGCCCAAGGGATGCTTGAGCATTGCCTCGCTCTTCCCTTCCAGGAACAGAGCGGCACCGGCACCGAATAAAATGCCTTGCCATTTAGGAAGGGTAGGAACCAGTTCCCGGTCTACGAACGCCGCTACACCGCGCTTTACTTTCTCGATAGATTCCATGTCAGTACCTCACAGAAAAGAGAAAGGGGGGCGGTTGCCCCCCAATAGTCGTTGTTACGCGCCAGCAGCTGCCGCCGCAGTGGGAGCAGTCCAGGAATTCTTTGCAGGCATCGGCTCAGGACAGACACTGGTAGCCGGGATTACCAGCTTGGTCAAGCCCTGGAGCTGGGCAACCTGCGCCTGTAGACAGGAAATGGTTGCGCCGGTGGTGCCGTTCAGAACCGCCTGGTTCATGTTGATGGCGTACTGCTCGTCCTTGTTCTTGCCGATCAGGTCGCGTAACTCTCTGTCACGCCGGTCAAGAGTGGTATAGACATCCACCAGTTTCTGGTCGATGTAGGTGTTTGCCTTGAGCAGGGAGATTTCAGCGTCCTTGGAGCCGATCTCCTGTGTCAGGTTCAGTTCGTAGCGATTGACAGCGGTGTTCTCGCTGCAAGTGCAGTTGCCGTTACCGGCGGCAGCACGTGCCACGCCCCAGCCGCCATTGAGCAGGCCCAGAGCAGTGCCAGCGATGCCAAGGCCTAAGCCGGAACCAGCCACACCTTTAGAAGCATATTCGCGTTCCATATTTTGTTCTCCTTCGCAGTTTATTTAGCTCGCCCAAGTCCGCGCGTCAACCCAGGTCTGCCATTACTCACAGTATACACCATATACATAAAGTATACAAGTCTTTACTGTGCGTATTTTTTCGACACTTTTAGCCTTCTGTGTAGACGCTCCACCAACGCTCATCCGTTCCTGGTACGGTGGTGTTGCCATTGATATTGGATTTGTACAGCGTCCCATTGTAGTCCACAATATCCCCCGTGTTATAGGCGTCATGCGCACCCGTGGGCTGCGCCCATTTGGGGTAGCCTGCCTGGGTCAGGCCGATGGGGGTATACAGGGCAGGAAGGGCATCAGGGAGCCAGTCTGCCTGGCTGGTGTGGCCTTGGGCAACGCGGTACAGCTGGGGGTCTCCTACGTTGTTTTCGCCGTAGGTAATAATGTTCCCCTGGGTGTAGGTCTTGCCAGCCTCCCATGCAGGGTAGATGCTGGGGATTTCAAGAGCCTGTTCGTCGGCCAGGGAAGCCGCGTACATCTGGATAGCGCGGCGGAGCTGTTCAGCAGCTTGCAGTTTGTTCATTTTGATACCCCCAGTAATACAGCAAGAATACTGTTCACTTCGTCACTTTCTTTCAAAATGGTTACTTTATTGATTTCGTTCGCGCGGGCTTCATAAAGAAGATTTTCTTTATCTGCCGCAACTCGCTCCTGCAAATCCTCACCGTCCGGGACCTCTACGGTGTACTCATCGTAGACCCAACCGGTTCGTTCGTCTGCCGTTTCCTCAACCGGGTTCAGACAAAAGCGCACCAGCGCTATGCCCGGCTTGTTCGGGCAGCTTTCTGCCGTCCATTCGGGCGGCTTCACGTCTCCGTGTACTCGCACGTCGAATCACTCCTTTCAGGTATTTCATCCCGACAGGCTGAATGTAGCGGTCTGTCAGCGTTTTCTTTGCGCATACTTTCAAGCGCCCGATTCTTGCCATGAGGCCCTGTGCCATTTTCTCTGAGATACCGTTGCGTTGCTTTCGTTTTGCGGCGCGTCTGCACTGTCGTGTGAAACGCAGGCAGGGACGCTTGCGTAGGATGATACAGGTTCGGCTAAACCGGTACCCAATGGCATCGACAGCGCGTTTTGATACAGGAAACACGGCCCAATCTCCCTTGAGGGAAAGCCCTATCGTCTTGAGATAGGACCCTGCCGCTTTCAGAGCTTTGTGCAGTGCCCGTTTGCTACGGGAGAACAGGGTCACGTTGTCCATGTATCGCACCTCACAGGTCACACCCTTCTGCCTGCAAAGCACCCGGTCCAGCCCTTCCAGGTAGAAGTTGGCAAGCCATTGGCAGATGTAATAGCCAATGGCAAGGCCGTCATGAATGATGCTCATCACAAGCTGAACGAAGCGCTTGTCTTTGATCTTGTGCTCCAAGGCTCTTCGGACACCGGATGGTGGGATACTGTCGTAAAACTTCCGCACGTCGCACTGAGCAGCGTATTTACTGCTTTTCGTGCGACGCTGTACCATGCGCTCGATTTGTTTCACGGCTCTTGCACCGCCACGGCCCGGAATACTGGCACAAGACCAGTGGTGCATGCCGCGCATCAGCACGGGTTTCATAGCCCGAACGCACAACCAATGAACGCAGGCGTCCGGGAAGAACGGTACGACTTTGATCTCTCTCCACTTCCTAGAGCTTTGGTCATATACCTGTTTGATTTTCGGCTTGGTCGGAACGAAGGTATCCGTGTCCAGCATGACAAGCAGTTTCTCGGCGTATTCGTCAATGTTTGCCAGTACCCGCCGCACACTACGGCGGTTTTTCTTTCTCTTGCTGGCAAGAAGTATCGTTTCTTTGATAAATGCCATGTTAAGCATTTTGTTATAGAGGAATCCAACACGTTTAGGAATGGTATCACTTCCTTTTTACCTGCGGGGCGGTTCGAGAGTTTACCTACTAGGCCCCGTCCTCTGGGTATGATTTCCGTCAAGGGACGAGGGAAAGCCTGCGCAATGAGACGAATCAAATTTGTTGGAAAAAGTAGACGCGCAGAGATGTCCGAGCTCGAGCCCGACGACGCGTCGTTCGCATTGAAGTACAGCAAACCCGCGTTCGAGCCGTTGTTCCAGTTGCCACCCACATAGAGCACGTGCCACCCGGAAGACGAGCTGGCGCCGGGCGCGGTAACACCCCACGACGCGCAGACAGTCCCTTAATTTATTTCGTTGTTAAAAACCGCTTTGCAAAGCGCCGGGGGTTGCGACCCCCGGTCCCCCGGAGGGGACTGTGTTCGGCTACGCCTCACACAGGAGACGCGCAGAGATGTCCGAGCTCGAACCCGACGACGCGCCGCTCGCATAGAAGCACAGCAAACCCGCGCCCGAGCCGTAGTCCCAGTAGCCACCCACAGCGAGCACGCGCCACCCGGAAGACGAGCCGGCGTAATCTGGGATGAACGTGGTCTCACTGCCGCCAACAGTTTTCGGAATCAGCAGGCCGTTATCCGTCACAGTCAGGTCTTTAATCCAGCCAGAAGCAGGCAGTGTCCCGATCTGCGTGTATCCAGTCGTGGTGTCGTCAGCGTATTTGGAAGGGTCGGTACAGTAGTAGGCCGTCGTACCGTCGGCGTTGAAGCCGTCCACCCACTGATAGACGTTGCCCCACAGGTTTTCAATCCAGCGATACTGGACAGCGGTGCCGCCGTCCGTACCAGCGGCGCGGCCTGTGTGGTAGGTCATGCTGTCAGTTCCACCGGAATTGATAGCAGAGTTGTGGCCGTCAACGTAGCCTCTTCCGATTTTGCTCTGTGTGTTCCAGTCCGCAAACTCCACAATGTAGAGCCAGATGAGGGCGCAGTAAGTGGCAAAGTCGTATAGATGAAACTTAGTTGAGCCAATGTTTTTTACGCCTTTCCTGAAATCAGTTCGCGTACAATTAACCCACGGAGACGATTTTGTCATGCTGCGACAATAATCATTTGCTGCGTGGTACTTTCCTACATACTTTCTACTACCGGGATGCTTGGTAAATCCAGTCTTTGGATTATCCGAAATATAAAAATACTGCTTCGTACCGCTGTGTTTTTGCGCTACATAAAATTCAGGAATAAACACCATGGTTTGGGTGTTATTACGTGAAAATCCACTGTCGCCTTTCCATGCATCCACCAAACCATTTGGGCTTAAATTGCACTCCTTCATCCCGTTCCACGGTGCGTAATTGTCGAACGGCGAACTGCCGACTCCCGTGCCAACTGCCGGAACTGGTTCGGTGGTGACATCCTTAGTCACAAAACCGTAGGGGTCAGAGGTTTTGGTCAGGCGGGTCATGGCGGTGGAGCTGTTGGAGGTATCCCAACAGACGCCGAATACTGCCGCGTAGTCCAGGGTCAGGTTTTTGCTCTGGCCGCTTGCGGTGATCTCTACGGTACCAGTGGCGGTGCCTCCGTCTTTGGTTGCGGTGATAGTCCAGGTACCAGCTTTGTCGACGGTGAAGATCGCTGTGCCGGTGCTGGTCTTGGTCAGGGTCGTGGTGCCGCATACGGCGGTCACGGTAGAGCCGCTGTCCACGGTGACGATGATGGTCGCCTGGAATTGCGTTAAGGCCACAGACAGGGCGGTGAAGTAGTCCAGCGTCATAACCTCTGCACTGTATTTCGTGCCGCTCACAGAAGCGGACACAGTATACAGTGTCTTCACGCCCATCACAGGGACAACGGCTTTCAGAGTGCTGTCCACCACGCCACTGTAATTCTCCCCGCCACCGGTCAGCGTCCAGGTCGTGCCCTGGAACGCAGGCTCGAAGGTGATGGTGATGAGGGAGCCGCCGCCGGTCATATCGACAGCACCAACCACGTTGTCCGCTGTAAAGCCGACGACCTTTCCCTTCTTGCCGACAAGTTTGTCTTGCTTTTCAGAAAACTTTGTTGCGTGGGAATCAGCAGCGGTGTTATGGGCGCTGACTGCTGCGGTGGCGGTGCCCTTGGGGTCTGCGCCGGTTTGTTCGGCGGTGACTTTGTGGGGGTTGCTGTGGTCAGCAATATGGCTGGGGACATTGGAAAGGGCGGCGTTGAAGGTGGTCTCTGTGCCGGTGTAGCCTGCTTCTACGGCGGCGGTAAAGGCACTTTTTCCGTTTTGGCCGCTCACACCTGCCGGACCTCGGGGGCCTTCCGGGCCGGTCTCGCCTTGGGGGCCTTGCACACCTTGGATGCCTTGGGGGCCTTGCTTGCCCTGTTTGCCCTCCGGGCCGGTCTCACCCTGCACGCCCTGGGGGCCTTGGGGGCCTTGGGGGCCGGTCGGGCCTTGGAGCTTGCCGACGGAAGTCCAGTCGCCCTGTGTTTCCGACCAGATGTAGCACTCCCCGTCGGCTTTGACCATGTACATCTTGTCATTGCCGTTGGGAATGGCGTTTTTCAGCGCGGCAAGGGTGCTGTAAATGTCCTCAATGTAGAGGCTGGTGCCGTCCTTACCGGGGGCACCAGCAGGACCTTGGGCACCGGTGGGGCCTTGTGTCCCCGCTTTCCCCTGCGGACCCTGGGGGCCGGTAGGGCCTTGCTCACCCTGTTCTCCCTGCACACCCTGGACACCAGGAATCCCCTGGATACCCTGTGGGCCTCTGGCACCCTGTGCACCCTGTTCTCCCTGAACACCCTGTGGGCCTTGCGGCCCACGGACAGACACGGCCTGGGGCGCGATGGCGCTGTCCTGGATTGTGAAGGACATGACGCCGTTTGTGTCGATGCTTGGGACGATGCTGGGGCCGGTGGCTCCTCGGTCGCCCTTGTCGCCCTTCACGCCCTGGATACCCTGTTCTCCCTGTGGGCCGGTGTCACCCTTCACGCCGTGAATAATGGTCTTGGTGCCGTCGTCGGAGACTTCGCAGTTGTCAAACTGCATCCGTCCGCGCTGAGGCAGGGTCTCCCCGGCAGGGTTCATAATGATGTGACCGGCAGAACCGGACGCCTGCCAAGTCACGCCGTCCTGGCTGGTTTCCAGTACGCGGTCTGCGTTCAGGCGGATGTACTTGAAACCTGCTCCTTCCGGGAGCTGTACGCTTGTCTCCACGCCCAGTTTTTCCAGAGCAGGGAGCAAGGTGACGTTGATATACTCCTGGATGGTCAAAGGCCCTTCGTCGAACTTCTTCTTCAGTTCGGCAGCAGATAGACCGCCTACGTCGTTGGGTTCGTCGTCCAACTTCTGGACGATGTTTAAGTCTTTGTTCAGCTTTTCTAAGCTCATAGGTATCACCTCGCATAGCCCGTGAATCGTACCCGCATGTCAGCGGACAGAATGGTCACGGTGGTGTTGATGGATTCCGTTCGGAAAATCAGCTTGTAAAACACGAACTTCTTCGCTTTGATCTTCAGGCGCTTCATGTGCGGTTTTCGGTTCGGGTTGAAGCTCCACTTCCGAAAATCCGCCCCGGAAAACGAAATCAGGGACGAGACCACGACCTTGTTTGTGTAGGCCGATTTTCGGTCTGTCTGGACGGTCACATAGACTTCACCGTGGGTCTCCGGCTTGATGCCTACCCACAGCATGGCGCTGTACTTTCGCATGAAGTCCTGAGAAAAACTCTCTGCGCCGCTTTCCCAATAGCTTTCGATTTTCTCCCCGTTGTCTGTCCGGTTAGTGTAAGCGATGAGATTCAAGCGTCCCTTGCTATCTCCGCTATATAGCTTCCCCTGGAAGTTTACGAAGCACGTCACGTCAAAGGCTGTGTAGCAGTACCAGGCATCTGCGGCGTAGTTGTGTACCAGCGCCCTGTTGTCTGTATTGATGATGTAATACTCCTGGTTGTCGTTGTCATCCCAACAGCGGCAGTGTTCCAGGTCAAACCCGGCCAGGGTCCCCATGATGCGGTCAGAGATACGCCGTGCCTGCCGCTCGTCAATAGTCATGTTGGCAGAGTAAGAAGAGCTGTTCTTCCACTCATACAAGTCATGCCCGAAGAGCGTTCTAGGGGAGTTCAGCACCAGTTGTGCTTGCCCAGGTGCCACGTTCCCAATGGCCCGGTTCACGGGCGTTGCGTAGAAGGTCGCCGCCGTGGTGTTGTCCACCATCGTAGTCACGCCGTACTGCACGGAGTAGGTGGAAGTAGACTTGTAGACGATCAGCCGGGAGTAGTGCCGGATAAGCGCCGTGATTGGAGTGTTGGCGTCCCCAACTTTCAGAACGTTCATGTCTGGGAAGTAGTCAGCCCTGGGCTTTCCGTCGTTGTCCAGGCCGGAGTAATATGCCTCGTTCGTGCCGTCTCCATAGAGGAACACGCGGTTGTCGTTGGCTCCGTTGAAGGTCTCTGCATACTTCATGGCAAGTGCATTGTCCCGGAAGTTTTTCTTCACTTCCCACGCGATCTCAATGGTGTTGATTCCTTTCTCTGGGGCTGTGCTGAAGGTCACAGTCCCCTTTTCCAGGTCAACGGTATACTTGCTCTTCTCGATCTCAGGCTCATTCTCTGCCGCCTTGTTCTTTACCCAGTCTACGGACTTCAAGTCCTTCTCCGGCAGGGTGAAGGTGGTGGCAGTGCCGTCCGGGGAAAACCAGCAGCGCCGCTTCCCGTTGAGCTTGTTAACCTGCTCATAGGTGGTGCCGCCGCCGCTCGGAACGACGGTAATTGTCACAATGGGTCGGTACCCGTCCACGTCCTGGAGTGTTTCTCCGTCCCACTCTTTGTACTGGCCCTTTGCCATGATATAGAGCTTTTCAGAGTAGCCGAAGAAAAACACCGGTTCCGTGGTGTCCAGATCACCAATGGCTTCCCGCTTCCATGTCCCGTCGTGGAGCTTCCAGAGCTTGCCGTCGGCAGCGCCGACCAGGTACTCTTTTCCCTTCACGTTACCAGCCCATAGGCCAGCGACTTTCTGGTTTGTGGAAGAGGATACCGCACGACAACGCTTCATCTTCCAGGTGTACTCATCCCGCTCCGCGTCATAGGTGCAGGAAACAAGCTGATAGGTGAAGTTCTCGTCATAACGCCAAAAGTGTCCTGTATACTGCTCCGCGTTCTCAAAGCTCACGGAGACTTCGCCCCCGGAGACTTCCAGAAAGCCGTCTGCCGTCACGGTACAGGTGGGGTGCATCCGCAGCTTGCCGGATACATGTTCGTCAACGCGCACTTCTTGCGTGTTGTTGTCCACCTGCAAGGTATAGGTTTGCAGTAAGCCCTTCACCATCTGCTGTCCCGGTCTTCTCTGCAAGTTCCGGTCACGGGTGACTTTGAAGTTCCGAATGACCGACGCTTCCCCCATTTTCAGTTTGGTGTCGCCGTCCGGGTTTTCGTTCAGGCCAAGAAATTCCTGGATACGAAAAACTTTTTCGTCGGCTCCGGTCGTAATTCTCGCCATAGGACATCAACTCCAACGGGAAAAGTAGTTGTATTCGGTGCTCACGCCGTATACGTCGGTGATGCTTTCTGAAGAGCGCGGGAAACCGGCAGCCAGTTTGTCCCGAAGCTCTTCGTACCTCTGCTGGAAGAACGCCGCTGCTGAAGGGTTCTCATCCAGCAAGAGTTGTGCCGCCAACCCGTAGGGAAGGACGGTCTGACAAATGTAGTCGTCCAGTTGAATGAAATCCGTGAAGTTCTGAATTACATCCACAATGGGGCGTTTTCCTTCCTCTACCTGCTCATAGGTGTCTGAGTAAGGAAACAGCTCCCCACGCAGGGCGTTCAGAATCAGCAGCGTTCTCACCTTGTATTCTCTGGTGTCAGAGGTATCCGTCTCGCCGCTGGATTCATTCACTTCGTCAATAAGGCCCATGGCAATGTCAAAGACACGCTGGGCGGTGGTGCTGGGCGCAGGCATCGTGTTCCCTCCTTTGGAAAAAGGGGAGGCGCTGGGCCTCCCCCTTGTTTCGTTTATCAGGCAGTTGCGGTGGAGGACACATAGATGCCCTTGCACTTGGTGTCCAGCACAAAGCTGTCGTAGATATAGCGGCCCTCGACCACATCACCATCCACGCCCATGGGGTTCTTGTGGACGCGGTAATTCTTCAGCTTCATCACGTCCACGGTCGCGCCCTTGTACTTCAGGATGAAGTTGGTAGCGGCAGGGAAGATGGAGGAAGGAACGGTCACCACGTCCACGCCGTCGATGGTGCCGCGGTAGCCGCGCCGGATGTTCTCAGCAGTCAGAGTGTCAGAGCCGCCCATGACCACGTCAGCCAGCTTGAACTTGAGGAAGGTCAGCTCCGGGATGAACAGAACGCGGCCCGTGGTGGGGACTTTCTCGTCGGACATGGTGGCGTTGGCCGTGAAGATCTTTTCCACGATGTTAGCCTTGGTCAGCACACCGTCCTTAGAGGACAGAACAGCCTTGCCGGTGGTCAGGCCGTTGCCAGCGATCCACTTCTCGAAGCGGTACTTGTCGATTTCAGGGGTGATGACCTCGTCGATCTCGCGCTTGAGGCACTTGTTGGCCTGCTTGATGTTGAACTGCTCGGAAGCGTTACCAGCGTCGATGGAGAAGGTGAACGCCTTGTCCACCGCCAGGGTCATTTCCTGGGTAGTGTCGCCAAGCTCGGTCAGAGCGCCGAAACGGGCGGTGCCGGTGCGGGTGTAGTTGGTGGTCGGAACGGTGTCTACGGAGTAGATTTTGATGGTCTTGACGCCCGTGAATTCGTAGTCATGGCCGCAGTAGCGGTCGGTCTTGGAGCCGATGGTGAAGCGCTCCTGAACTTTCTGGGAATACTTCTCAGCAAGATTGATAGCCATAGGGGTTCCTTATCCTTTCCGGCCCCTATGAATCGGGGCCTGTCAGTCGTCCCCGGAATACCAGTCATCGTCAATGGGGTCAGCCTTTTTCTGGGCATTCCCAGCAGACTTCTGACTGCCGGTGGAACGTTGTTTGTTGTCCAGATTCTTCTTGGCAGTCTCCAACTCGCTTTTCAGCTGCTCGTTTTCTGCTGCCAAGTTTTTGGCTGTGAATCGTGCGTAGGAAGAAACCAAACTTTCCCCTTCTCGAAGCATCGTCTCCCAAACCTCCTTGGGGATATCGCTCATCTTCACATCGGGGAACGCACGCTGAAACGCGGCGTTGTCCGCGTCAATACGCTGTCTCTCTTCCAGTTGCGCCTGCTGTTCTCTCTGCGCGTTCTGTCTCTGTGCGTCAAATGCCTGCCGCTCTCTGTCCAGTTTCACGCGCTGAAGGGCAACACTCTTGTCGATGCCCTCTCTGCCTGCCAGCAGTTCCGCTCTTGTGGCGTCCATCAGGTCTTCAATGCTCATGTTGCTGGGCGCTGCCAGCTCCGTCAAAAAACCTTCCAGTTCTGCCACGCGCTCTTTTGCCGTGTCGCGTTCGCCGCGCACATGGTCATAGTCCAAGCCCTTCTGTGCCAGGACGGTCGCCTCTTCACGATTCACCTTCGTGATCTCGCCGAATCGCTTGAGTTCCATGAAGGGCTGGTCTTCCCCTTCCTTCGTCTCTTCGCTCTTCTGCTCGTCCGAAGTGCCTTGCTCCCCTTCCTGCGGTTCCTCTTCCTTCGGCTGGTCTGCTTCCGGTTCGGATTCCTCGGCGGGAGGTTCCTGCGTTCCTTCGCCCGTTTCGTCTGCCTGCACGTCGCTCAGGTCGATATCGTTAAAGAAATCGTCGTCGTCATAGCTCGGCGTGGTACCCTCGCTCAAAGCGGCGGTATCCACGGTCTCAGGGGCGTTGTTCATTGCAGTTTCGTTCATGGTTTTATCTCCTTCTTGGCTATGGTCGGCCAAATATAAGTTGTTTCTTACAGGTATCTAAACCCGGTTCAGCCGGGGTTAGAGCAGGTTTAAGCGGCCCAGGATGGTCACGACCTCGTCTCGCTTCATGGGTCGTTCCGGCCCTTCGCCGTTGATGATGCCTTTTTCCGTCGCCTTTGCCCAGTGACCGTCTGTTCGGCTCCACACGGGTTCCAGCATCGTGTCAGCATAGTTCATAGCTTCGGCCATGATGCCGTAGCACATCTCAGGCGTTAGCTGCTTCAAGAGCTTTTCAATGTCCATTTTCTCTTCCCCCTTCCCTGCCAGAATCTCGTTGACTGCGTTTGCGATCTTCGGGTGTAGGTTATACAAGAAGTCGCCAGGACAAGCCTTGTTCGCTGTCCATCGGTGGACGACCATGTTCTGTTTGTCCCAATGACCCATCAAGGACTTATCGCCCTTCCAAAGCAGTTTTGGAATCCCGTTGCGCTGGCAAATGTCAACCAGTAGTTTCACAAGGGCTTCGATTGCCGCCGTGTTTACCAGGTAGGGGGCCACATGGTCACTGGCAACTTCGATGGTCACAAGCTGGTGATCGATCTTGTTCGACGTACACCAAGCCCGGTTCTCTTCGCCGCACACCTGGGCAATCGAGCCGTCGCCGCCTACCACATAGTGGCAGGAAGCGCCCATCTTCTTGTCAGGAATCACAAACCGGGGAAGGTCTGCGAAGTTGCTGGCAGGCAGGTCTTTGCCACCTGCTGTGCAGTGAATGGCTACACCTTTGATAGTGTCTTGTCTCGGCTTTGTCACGTTGGGCGAAAGTCGGACGTAGGTGGGAAGTCTGGAGTTACTCATTCTGCTTTACCTCCGGCAGACCTGCGATCGAGGTCAGAATAGACACGATACCAGCCAGGACAGAGGCAGAAGCCACCATCGGCCAGGAAACGTCACTCAGCACAGCACCGGCACCGATACAGCCGATTGCTGTCTGTGCAATGGTTTTCACGGCACGAACCGCCGCCGCACAAGCCCACGCTTTCCAATTTCTCATTTCCTCACCTCCTAACCGGTTACAATGGGTAACCGTTCCACCTCATCCATGATGGTGTCCAGGTGTCCGTTGCCACCGAGTGCCTTGTAGGTTCTGTGCATCTCCTGGATGTTCTCTTTGTCTTCCAGAGTGATGCCGCCAGCCTCGACATACCGTCTGCCAAGCGATCGCACCCGGTCGATCATCAAAACTTTCTGCGCCGCTGCCAGCGCGTCCAGCTTGTCGTCTTCTTTGTCTTTCTTCATCCAATACCTGTTCAGAATGGCTACCACAATGGCAGAAAATCCGCTCGAACCAAGCACGATGCCGATGATCTTGAGAATGGGTTCCATCACACCATCCCCTCTGTCGTCCCGGTTGCGTTCACCTTGCGCTGTAAGGCAGAGTATCCGCCGCCGGTTGGAATGTCGGACTTCTCTTCCGGAGCCGCTACGGGCGCATTTCCTGGGTCTTGCACGCCCTGCATAGCCTGCTGTGCCTGCATCTGTGCCGCTTCCTGCTGCTTCATCTCCTGTACCAGCTCACGTCTGGCAGGAATGTAGCCGTCAGGGATTCGTTCAAGATACTGTGTGGTGCTGATTCGTCCCATTTTGAGCAGGTTGTCCAGCGTCTGGATGGAAGCGATCTCCGAGTAGTAGGAGCTTGCACCAACGTCCAAGCGCATTGCCATGGGAATCTTTTTTAGCACGGAAAAGTCAAACGGCAACGGCACTTCGGGGGGCGGTTGCTGTCCAACGAACTGAAACGCCTGCTCCACCTGCTGTGGGGTATCCACGTCTACAAAACGCTTTCCGTAGTAGGCACCCATGAAGTCGATGTAGATGCGGTACAAATCCTCGATGCTCTTGTAGAGGTTCTGCTTCGTCAGCTCAGAGGGCGTGGAAGCCGCTCTCTGCAAGGCGATGATTGCCGACGTGTTGTCCGGTCTGGTATCGCCCAGCGCCACGGACGTCGCCCCCAAACTTTCCTCTGTCTGATCTACTGCCAACTCGATAAATTGGGAAATCTGGGGGGAAATGGTCGCCGGGTCGATGATTCGCGCCACGTTGTTCACGTCGCCGCCGTTGATGCCAATGGCTGCCCCGATGCGGTTGTCCCACTTGGAGACCCTCGTCTTGTCGTAGACGATCTTCGGGAACGCTGTTGTCATCAGGGACAGCATGGACATGGCATAGGTTTTGTTGATAAAAATCTGGTTTGGAATCAGGCCGGTAATCATGGCCTGCCCGTGGTAACAGTCCTGCACATAGTCCCAGTTCAGCCAGGTAATGGGATATCGGGACAGTTTCAAGTCCCACGGTTCCCGCACCAGAGAAGTCCTGGTACTCTCACAGCCCCAGATGTGGCCCGTCTCTTCATCTCGCCACAGCAGCAGAAGCACCGTCACTTTGTCGTCGGTCTGCTTCACGTCGTCCAGGTAGGTGTCAGAGCTGTCCGGCTGAATCAAGTCCCACGTTTCAATGCCGTTGGCTTTGGCCTTGCGCTTTGTGTGGCCTACGATCTCCCGCTTGGAAATCAGGATATAGGGCTGGTTCTGAACAAGCCGGTCATTGGGGTTCCCGAAAAAGACCTGCGTGTTTTCCAGAATCTCCGTGACGATCTTCCCCTTGGCCTGCTGGCCCGTCTCTGCGTCTGGGTCCCAATAGGTGTAAGTACACCCGTCTCCATCCACAGCGGCGTTTCTCGCATACTCTCGCATGAGGGAAGAGATGTTCAGATGTTCGGTCAGACTGTCCAATTCCTCATTGACAATGCGGACCGGTGTCGCAAGCTCTTCCGTGGCAGGGGTGGCCGCCAGCGGGGTCGCATTGACCTTGATGTTGTCCGACGTGATAGAAGCCACAGTGAACAGCGCTACTCGCTTGAGGATGTTGAACACGGGGGTAGGCAAGCCATTTGAGATAACACCTTCCCACTGCTTGCCGATGAAGAAGTTCTCATTCACGCGGACGGTCTCATTGAGGTTGATGTTGCTGTTGAAGAGCATCCCACGCTCATACATCTTCCACACGGCGTCCGGGGTCAGGGTGATTCCTTTTGCACCGAATAGGTCAAGCCCCGCTGTGTTCGGGGTCTCAGTCTTCGCTTTCTTCAAGGTTCTTCACCGCCTCCCGTGCTACGCTCGCGTCGTAAGACATAATGTTGTTGATGCCGCTGAGCATCCGCTCTTCTCGCTGGTCCAGTGCCTTTCGGTCTTCCATGTACTCTTCCAGCGTTTCCAGGTCGAGAACGAGCTTGTTCACAAGTTCAACATTTCCGTCAACATCCGCCGTAAGAGAACGAAGCCTCCGGAAAAGCTCGTCGATTTTCTCGTCCGCTTTGGACTTAGAAAGCGACAAAACAGCCACTTTGTCGGTTAACTTGCCGATCATCAGTTCCAACTGTCTGATTTTCAGCTCAAGCAGCTTCTTCAAATTCAGAGCAGTTGCCATGAAAGCAAAGAACACGACCAATAAGCAGACATAATACAGCTCCATTGTTTCCTCCTTATCCAGCGCCGAGATACCCGGCAGTCACTTCCCCGCCGGTCATGTATCCTGCGTAGTCTTCCGGCGCATCATCTTCTTCATCGTCCCAGAAGACAGGCTCCTTCTCTTGAATGGCTTCTGCCGGTAACACACGACTTACGCAGTAGTAGCGCACACCATCGACCGTGTGGGTCACTTCGTGTGGGTCTTTGGCGCAGTCGTTCGGGTTCTTTTCGTCCGCCTGAATGTCTTGAATATCCCCAATAGCACCCTTGCAGGTGTCGAAGAACAGCAGGCCAGGCAACTTGTCAGGGACAGTGCCGTCATCCCGGCGGAACATGGCCTGCACATGTGGGTCACGCAGAGGATAGGGAGCCATAGCTTCCTTCATCATCATGTGGCCCTGAACGCGGTTGTTATCCGCTTTGATAAGACCCACCTGGTTCAGCATGAACACCTCCGCCATGGTCTTGCCGGTGTCCTTCTGTCTGCTCCACATATCCGGCGGCGCATAGGTGGCCGCAATATGCTCACCAGGAAGGGTCAGCTCATGTATTTTGTCCGCCGCTTCCTTGACGATCAGGCCCTTATGGGTGAACTCCCGGTAGCACCAGGAACGTCCATCCTCATCCACCGCCCACCAATAACACGCGAACATGTCAAGGCCGTAGTCAAAGCTCCGGTATCTCTGCCAATGGTCGGGAATCTTGAAGGGCTTGACTACATGGGTAGCTGTCGAAAACTCCGGGAAGTAGTTGCCGCCAATGGCGTTCCAATCGCCATAGCGGTAAGCCTTTCGCTTGTCTTCCGGCATATTTGCCAGCATCCGAACATAGCCGGGAGAAGAAGCCATCAGGTGATAGTTGTCTTCCACCGTGGCAGGAATGAAGCTGTAATCATCCGGGTTCTCGTTCTCTTCCGGGTTGTCCGAGTTGAGCTTGAAGTCCCGGTCGATGAAGAGCCGTTTCACCCATCTGTGCCCGACACCACCAGGGTTACAAGTCAGGTACATCCGCTTTGGAAACTCATTGACGCCACGAAGACAGCCGCCCAAGAAGTTGAACGCTCTCTCCGAAAACTGCGTTGCCTCATCAATGAAGATCCAGTCGTATTCCAGACCGTTGTACTCGTCCTCAGAAGCATCCCCGGCCCAGTGGCCGAACTTGATGGTCGAGCCGTTGTGGAAGGTCATAAGGTGCGTTGTGGCGTTGTAAGAAGCCGCCTCACGCGGCACCATCTTTACGATGGGGCGGATATGGTTCTCTTCGAGTTCCGGGTACGTCCGACGCATAATCAGAATCCTGATTCCCGGATTCGTGAACGCACCGCCCACCGCTTTGATTCGCACGGAGTGGGTCTTACCGCCGCCTTTAGCGCCACCATAGGCTGTATAGGTTGTCCGCGACATGTAGAAGAGCTTCTGTTTTGCATTTGCTTCCCCAGGGTCCCAGACGATTTCCTTCTTCCCCTGTCCCCGGTACATTCTTCTCTTTGCCACGAACTCACCCCATTTCAGGCAACAAAAAAGGCCAGCCACCTAGAAATTTCTTTCTAGGTAACTGACCCCATTCGGCCCATCCTACCCACCACTTAGAGTAGGGTTATTCACTTCTCTGTGGTGCAAACAACCTTTCTGTGTGTCTGCACCACCTTGACACTGTTGTTCTTTCCTGGAATGACCTCTACCCGGTCTCCCCTGGAAAGTGCTGCCTCAATGGCAGCGATCACCTTTGCATTAAGAGAAACCAAGTAGAGCATCCCCTTTCTTCTTTGGCGCGAGGAGGAGGATTTGAACCCCCGCAGGCTGTATAGCCCCTAGCGCATTTCAAGTGCGCCCTCTTCAACCATCCTTGAGTATCCCCGCGTATAAATGCCCTACCAGAATTGCACTGGCGCTCTTGTCCCAAAGAGAGCTGCTCTTTACGGGCCGCAGCTTATCACATAGGAGGGCGGTAGAAACCAATGAAAAGACCGCACCGAAAGGAGCCAAACTCTAGGTCATGCCCTAAAGCCCAGCATATGGCCCGTCTTTCCGGGCTGTCAGCCTGCTTCTGGTCGTGGCATGGCCTTGTACCTGCTATCCAAGAGTGTGCCCAAACCGAATAGCAAACCGCGCTCGCATATTGCAGACATGCTGAAAAACAGAGATAAGATTGGAAGCGAATTTCACTTCCTTTCTGTTCTGTATTTTCGCCCTCCCTGGTGAAGAAGGGCTGCTGGTACCCAGCAGAGGAATCGAACCCCTAAACACAACATGCCACATCGTGTCCGTAACCTTACACTAGGTATAGTTGTTTATAATCTGTATATGTGTCGAGTTCCTTGTTCTATATTTCAGAGTGGCTTTTCTGAAATGGTGTCCCCCGTTTTTCTGGGGTATGGTTTTCGTGAGAGGTATGTTTGGAGGGTTGCTCTCAAGAGTGTGTGTAGTCTATACAGGGGCCGGCCGCCAGAGGAGCGCCCTTTTTCCGCCACATCCTCACTGTTTGGTAGGGGGGTGGTAGGGGTACCCCCCTATATAGTAGGCACGCACACGCCCGCGCCCCGCGCGGGGCCACGCGCCCCCCCGGCCCCCACCCCCCCAGGCCCAGGCCCGTGCCCGTGCTGGTGGTGGTGTGCTCGCTGTGCTGGTGTGTGATAGCCTGTCAAATCCCTGTCAGATCAGGAGAAAACCCTTATATATCAATGGGTTATCCATGCCATAATAGCAGAGAAGCGCAGATACATATATATAATAGTGTATCTACGCTTACTACTTAAACGCATCCGCGCCACCCACACCCTGAATCTTTAGAGTAATGGTTGCGCCCTGATCTCCTGTATTAATTGGGCTATCGGTGTAGCCGCCGTTTTTGGTTTGTTTGAGTTGGAATATTGCAGCCGTGCCGGCTTTGGGATCGTGCTCTAGCATGGTAAGCAAGCGATGCTCCCGGAATTGCTGCAACCTTTTTAGTGGTGCATCGTATCCGTGATATGTGTCCCCCTTCTCCCCTCCCCGCCCATACCTTTCCAGCGTCGTGGGGCTTACCTGGAGGAATTTACACAACTCAAAATCAGTGGGGATAAGCTCTTCTTTTTGGCACTTTTCAATAAATTGTGTAATGAAAAGGTCCAATTTTTGTGGAGAATCAATCTTTTTCTTGTTTGCCATTGATTTCATCTCCTTGCTTAAAATGTTTTATATATTTGAAAGCATACAAATCTTAATCCTGCTTTGGTAAGTCAAGTATACCATACGTTATCAAAATAATCAAGAGAAATACGAAAAGTATTATTAGAGAATTTAATGGAAAGGGCCTGTTACCATCAGGGAATTTGATGGGTTGAAACAGGCCCTTTTCTATACTCTCTTATATATACTTATATGCTCTCTGTGCCCTCTGGTGTGGGCTGTGCGGCGTCCTGGGCTTGGGATAGGTAACTATCCATCCGTGCCCTCACAGCGCCCAGGATAAACCCTTGCAGGCTCTCTCCGGCATCCGCTGCCGCTTGCCTGATCTCCCGGCCCTCATCCTTGCTAGGCCGCAGCATGATAGCATCCCTCCCAGCCTGGTACCGCTTCACAGCGCCCTTCTGGGCCTCTGTGCCCTTGTAGTTATCCGTAGCCATGGCATCGCCCTCCTGATCTATTATCTCTCATATTTTATCACGGCTCCCTCTGTGAGTTAACTCATAAAATTGCACAAAAACTATGAGTTAACCTTGTGCAGGTTTACGGCTTGACTTATGAGTTAACTCATAGTAAGATAGAGCCATCAAAGGGAAACACCCCAACGGACAGCCCACCAGGGCAGAAAGGAAAATCACTATGAGCATCCATGAAGCAATCGAAAATGTGATGAAACAAACGGGGAGATTAAGCCCTAAAGATAGAGTAGAGATTTATCATGTGGAAGCCGGGACTTCCGACATCGCCCGCGTGGAAGTGTACGCTTACCACGGAAGACGGAAAAAGCCCTTCGTGTACTGGAACCTGTGCGTGAATAGAGCGCGGGAACTTGTATACTGGGACCATTCTACATTCTATTACATCTAATCGCAGAGTGACGGGGCCACGGCCCCGGTAATGCGGCAGGCCGGTCACAAGCCCGACAGGGCGGAAAGGAAACACACCATGAAAAAGATTATTGCTTGCATCTGCATCGCACTCGCGGCCTTCGCCGCCGGACACCTCGCCACGATCTACACGCTGGAGATCGAGACAGACGGCGACGGAGACAGCGCCATTGTTACCAGCTTCGGGCAGGAGCACTTCTACGGCATCAACGGCTACGAGATCGGCTAACTCTTCCGGGCCTGGGCGGTGTCCCGCAAAACGCCGCACCCCATAAATAAAATACAGGAGGTAAACACCATGAAATTTTTCGGGTCCTGCCACTGGGCGGTAGTTAGCACCAAACCGGGCGAGCTTTACGACGATGGAAAGCCTAGAACGTCCTGCACCGCCATCTTCTGCTATCACCACTTAGCGGAAGAGTTTATCGAGAAGGTAATCCCCGTCGAAACCCGCGACCGTTTCCAGATCGTCCGCATGGAAGAACTGGACAACAACGTTATTTTCTAAGGCCGAAACGCCCCTTCCGGGCGTCTGCCGGAAATAGCCTACCGGCACTGATGAGGCAGGCTAAACACAAGACCAGGAGGATGAATACCATGAAAACCTATTATTTCCCCGACAATGAACACTACGACGCGTTCTTCGGCGCTTCTACACCTATCTGCGTAGACCTAGCCGAGTTGGAGCGTCTGGCCCGTGGCTGGGAGATTGATTTCGATGAGCTGTTAGGCCAAGTACACGAAGCAAGAAATGATGAGATCGCCGAGTACGGCGTTTGTGATAGCTGAAACATCATTTGGGATGTCTGTCGGGATTGCAAAACCAAACAATCCCTGGTAAGATTAAGAAAAACAGGAGGTTTTAACTATGAAGAAAACCAATGAGTTCTTCGCCAACATCGACCGTCTGCCACTGGGAAAGCGAAACACCTTGAGGGACGAGGCAAAAAATCAGTTCGGCCAGGTCGAACGCCCTAGCACCTACGCCCACTTCTTTAGTTGCCTGCCAGAAGCTATCCCGGAAGAGTTAGAAAGCCGCTGCTATTTCGCAGCCTGCCTTCACTGCTTGTGGCCGGTTGGCACCCGCAACCGGCTGCCAGTAGAGGAAATCTTGTGGGACATAGCAAAGAAAGATACACAGAAGCAGAAGAAGCTGGAGCACGATTTGAAAATCCTGCTTGATTACCAGTGGGGAACCGGCGATATCCTGCCTGGTAAAATTTATCACCTGGCCAAGATTTTCAAAAATGAGGGCTATGCTATCGACTGCGCCGCTCTGCTGGACGATCTGATAAACTGGGACGACCTAAAACAAACCGTGCAGCTTAAATGGTCTCGCGCTGTTTACATGAAACCAGGCACAGACTGAATTTTATATTGCTGACGCCCCTAGACAAACAACGAAAGTTGTCGTATAATGCGCTTGTAATCCTTCGCAGGATTCAGCGCGACAATCCCCCTTCCCGGTTGTCAGGACCGAGAGGGGGGATACCTTTTTTGACAGAAATTTGACAGGCCGGAATAGGTTATCCTGGGTAAAAATAGGGCATTTTAAGGCACGAAAACAGATTAAAAACGGCCCATAAATAGGCATAGAAAAACTCGCAAACCGTTGGTATTCAATGGCTTGCGGGTTTTCGGTTGTTCGGATTCAGAGTTTCACCTAATCAAGACACGACGACATATTAAAACCCTTTATTTATCAACGCTTTCCTCGTTTTCTACATCGTTTTGACAGAGAAATTGATTCAACCTCTCCGTCGCCGCTTTCTTCTGCCGTTTCCTGATGTGCGTGTACACGTTCAGCGTGGTTTGTATATCCGCATGACCAAGAAGGTCTTGCATATCCTTCATCCCAACGCCAGCCTCATATAGAATCGTTGCATAATAGTGCCGCAACTGGTGGGACGTAACTGTTACCTTCCACCTATCCAGGCCGCGCAGTTTCTTTTTCCCCTCCGGCTGTTCTTTCTCTTCTGCCAACCCCGCAGAAATACACCACCGTTTCCATGCGCGGTGATACTCATTTGCTGTCATATAGCCGTTTTTCCCCTTAAATATCATCCCGCTTTTGCCGCGCGGAAGTCTTTGCTTCAGTGGTTCCAACAGGGATATTTCCCGTTCTCCTGCATCCGTTTTCGGCGTTTTCACGCGCGGGATACCATTGACAAATTCGACGGAATGTTTCACACTGATCAGATTTTTATCCCACTCAAAATCTTCCCAACGCAGAGCCAGCAGTTCGGCGCGGCGCATCCCAGTAAATGCCTGGAGCAGAGGAAACAGCCCAAATCCTTCACCGCCAAATGCAGCCCGCACCTTATCCATTTGTTCGTCTTCCGGCGGCTCCCTGGTCCCTTTTGGCAGGTTTCCGGGCAGCCTTGCAGATCGCGCTGGGTTGTATTTAATCATACGCTTCAAAATAGCGTAATCAAAAATCCCGTTCATCACGTTCTTGCGCTTGGACACAGCACTAAACCCCAACCCCTTCGCCGCTGCGCTCTTTAAAAAGTCCATGATCTCATCAGCGTAAATGTCGCCAATGTTTCGCCCGGAAAACCAGTCCTTCGCTTCGCGCAAAGAGGGCATGTATCCGTGCTCTGTGTTCCAGCCGACCTTATCCACTTCTATCTTAAATTTGAGCCACTCGTCCGCCACCGTCTCAAACAGCACAGCCTTCTCCTTGGCTTCCTCTTCGGCCCGGTTCCACTCAGCTATCTTCCGCCGTACTTCCTTCTGTGTCTTTCCGTAGAAATACTTGGGTTTGTCCATCCCCAGCAGCTTGATTTGCTCCTGCCACCGTCCGTCCTTGCGTTTAATCATTGCATTTACCTCCTAGTTGTGATACACTAGAGGGGTATCCATACCAGATACAACCCCCATAGAACCGTCCAGGCCTGCGTCAACTCCTGGACGGTTCTTCCCTTTTGTCTATCAGCTCCCAGTTTCTACCTTTTCTGTTGTTCCTGCGTGGTATCCTGTCCCTGGTGACTGCATCACAGCAGCCAGGAAGGAAACCGCGTATAATGGAAGCAGAAATGGAGGGAACCAATGAACCTTGATCTAGTCGCGCGGCATTTAGATGCCACCAACAACCCGCGAGAGGTGCGCTCACTTCTCGCTTTGGCTATCCCAAAACGCATCCATCATGGTAGCCATGCCGATCAAAAATTTTGCCTGGGCGGGAGTGATATCCTCTCCCCGCCGTATCCACCCCCGTTCTACAAGTAAATCTTCCAGCCACTCCCTCGTGTCCTTCTTGGGCACGGGGGAGTTTTCTTCGAGCAAAGCGGACCGGCTTACATTAAATAGCGCAGCAAGTTTGTCTACTTTATCCATTCTAGGAGACTTCTTACCAATACACCACGCGCCAACAGCAGAAGTTGTTACACCTATGGCCTCCGCAACCTCAGCTCTGCTCTTTCCACTATCTCTTATGAGATTGTTCAGATTCTTTGCAAATACATTTTTTATCTCGTGTTCGTTCATAATGGCTCCTTTCTACGGGCATCATTATAAACCATAAGTTTCATTTTTTCAAGAAAAAAATAAAAAAATACAACCTGAAGTGTTGACAACAACTTCAAGTTGCGATACAATAAAGATACTCCAAGAGAGAGGAGGTGAGCGCCGTGTTTCAAATCTCATTGGAAGCAGCTAGGGTCAACGCTAAAATGACCCAAAAAGAGGTTGCTAGGGCCATGAAAATGAACCCTGCAACGCTTATTCGGTGGGAAAAAGGGAAAAGTCTCCCAAGTATCTCACAGTTCCAGAGTTTGTGCGACCTTTACGGTTGCCCAATCGAGGCAATTTTCATACCCTCAAAAACAACTTGAAGTTGTTTTTGGAAAATAACGGGAAGAACGGCGAAGACCGTTCAGAACCGTTTAGGTAGAAATAGGGCAAAATAGGGCAAAGGAGAACAAAATATGAATCAACTGAAAGTTTTCGCCAACCCCACCTTCGGCAGCATCCGCACCCTGAACATCGACGGCGAACCCTGGTTTGTGGCGTCTGATGTGTGCAAAGCTCTCGGCATCGCGAACAACAGAGACGCCGTTGCGCGTCTCGACGAGGACGAAAAGGGCGTCGCTTTAACCGACACCCTTGGCGGAGTGCAGAACCTGACTACGGTCAACGAACCCGGCCTTTACGCCTTGGTTCTTTCCTCCCGTAAGCCTGAAGCCAAAGCGTTCAAGCGCTGGATCACCCATGAGGTCATTCCCTCCATTCGTAAGCACGGCGGCTACGTTGCAGGGCAGGAACACATGAGCGACGAAGAACTCATGGCAAAGGCCCTTCTCATGGCGCAGAAGACCATTGCGGACCGTGATGCACGAATCTCAGCCTTGCAAGTTGAGGTTGCCGTCGCACAGCCCAAGGCCGCCTACTTCGACGAGCTGGTTGACCGCAACCTGCTTACCGGCATCCGCGAGACGGCGAAGGAGCTGGGTATCAAGCAGAAAGTCTTTGTAGATTTCCTGCTGAACAAGAAGTACCTGCACCGGAGCAAGAGCGGCAAGCTGACCCCCACTGCTGGCAGAGGGGACGGCCTCTTCGAGATGAAGGAGTGCTTCAACGACAAAACGAGCTGGGCCGGTACACAGGTCATGGTTACGCCCAAGGGCCGTGAGACCTTCCGTCTGCTGTGTCAAGGCATGTAAAAGGAAGACCGCCCAGGTTTCCCTAGACGGCCTCCTACTGTGGTTATTCGTCCGCTTTGCTTGCGAGGGCGCTTCCGACGCCCCAACAGATCAGACAGAGCGCATACAGAATGAACGGCCAAAAGATCCGCAGTTTGATGAACGCAAAAATAGCCATTCCGTCTCCGAGAAGCGGAACGAGCAACATCACCAAGGCGACCCACAGCTTGAAATTCTGAAACGCGATCACCGCCGCCGAGATGTGGCTTGCAATATAAGCAATGGTACCAATCGTGCTGAAAACAAGCGCACTTCCGGCAAACATCTTCTTCATCCCTATCCACCCCCTTCCTGAACCCACTATACCAGGTTCAGGGCCGACATGCAAGAAAGGAGGGCCAAAATGCCCAGAGAATTGCCCGGCTTCCGGGACCAGTTGGAAGACATTCTGTCCTTCAGCAACGGGAACCGCATCCTCACTAAAGAGGAAGTCCAAATCTACACCGGTAAAAGTAGAAACTGGTGTGAGAAATATCTCGCTGTTGGAAAAGGCGGCATCACCGCCCAGGTCCTTGCCAGAAAGTTGGTGAGCTTATGAGCGATTCCGGACACACCACCCGAAAACCTGGGCGAAATCAGCGCTGGGACGTGAACGCGATCCGCTGGAACGCTGTTGCAGGTACCGACCGCAAACACACCAAGGGCTGTGAGGGATGCCGGTATCACGACTATTACGGGGATTGTATCTACATCCTCGTAGAGGGCCACCGAAGAGGCGTCCCCATGAAGCCAGGCGGCGGATGCAGCAAGAAGAGCGTGGGCAGAGCCAAGTCCGGCAAGTTCATCCTTACCGACACGCAGAAGCAGATCGCTAAAGTCTCCAAGGCTTGGGACTTCGACACAGAGAAAGCCGCCCAGTTTTATGAACTCGGCGACAGTGATACAGCGATTGCCAACAAACTGAAGTGTCGCAAGCAATCTATCCTGGACTGGCGCAAGGCTACCGGGCGCGTGTCCAACTACATCCGCCGTCGGGAGGGCAAGCTATGATTTATCGCATCCGACACGTCCGTCTGAACGACGACGGACACGTCTGTTGGGAAGACCACCGGCGGACAGAGTACAAATCTGACCAGAAGACCCTGTTGGGCCAGATCATCACACGAAAAATCAGAGGCGGCAAAACCCGGACCTACCGCGTGGAAGCTGCCAAGTTAGAACCAAAGGAGATGTTGAAATGAACGCAGTACAGGCTATCAAAGCCAAGCATGACTTGGACGCTCTGCTCAGAGCCATCGCTCCCAGAATGGAGGAGAACGTCAAGGCCCGTCGTGCCAAGGAAGCCAGCCGCCACAAGCTAAACGCCGTTATGGCTAAGGCAGGGATTCCCCTGCGGGTGCTGTGATGACCCACGACCATCCCGTGTACCGGCGTTGCATCCGATGCTCGAAGCATTGGAATGTGAGCGCCATCGAGCCAGGCCCAGACGTGTATGTCTGCCCGGTCTGTGCAAACTTTTTGGAAAGGATGCTGAAGAAATGAAAAAGACCGTGGAGATCACCCGCGAGATCATCCATGACTTCATCATGGACGAACCCAGCGACTTCGTGGATTTCTGCCAGAAGCTTTATGAGGCAGAGGTCATGGCCTATCTCGACTACCGTCAGCAGGATTTTGACGAGTGGATTGATAGCCGCATCAGAGGGGAGGGTTAAGCATGGGGATTCCCGTTCTGGTTTACGGTAAGTCTGGTTCCGGCAAGAGCCGCTCCCTGAAGAACTTCTCCCCCGATGAACTGGTTTTGATTAACCCCATCGGCAAACCGCTCCCCTTCCGGGGCAAGTTCAAGTGGACGCTCATCTCGGACAACTACAACGAGATCAAGACGTGGTTGTCCAAGATGCCCGTAGACACCGCCGTGATCGACGATGCAGGTTACCTGCTCACTAACCACTTTATGAGAGGCCATAGTGGCCCTAAAGGTGGTGGGAACACGTTCGACCTGTTCAATGCTATCGCAGATGAATTCTGGCAGCTCATGTCGTTCATCCAGTACAGTTTGCCTGCAAATAAAATCGTGTATATCATCATGCACGAGCAGGCCGACGATTATGGCAACACCAAACTCCGTACCATCGGCAAGCTGCTGGACGAGAAGGTTTGCATAGAAGGCATGGTCACAGTTTGCTTGCACTGTCTGGCAGACAAAGACCACCACTATTTCCGCACGAACTCAGACGGTGGCGACATCTGCAAGTCACCCGAAGACCTCTTCCCTCTTGAGATCGAGAACGACCTCAAGGCGGTGGACACGGCTATCCGCGAGTATTGGGGTATCACCCCCGAACAAGCCCAGGAGGCCCCCAATGGGCAGGCCTGACAGCGGTGTGGCGCGGTATATCTTTGCCACCGCCACCGTGAGAGTGGGGTTCCCGGTAGACTTCCGGGGGAATGTATCCCTCAGCTGCTATCAATGCCCATTTTATCAGCGCAACTATCGTTCTTGCGGCCTGAACAAGAAGATCGTTGCTTATCCCGAACACTATGTAGGGGACGAGTGCCCCTTAGAAATCGAAAAGGAGACTGAAAAACATGAGAAAGTTTGATTGGAACAACATCACCGCAAAGGACCCCGACGAGTTCAGCCTTCCAGAACCTGGCGGCTATATCGCCCAGATTACCGCTGTGGAGGACCGCGAAGACAAGGAATACATTCTCGTCGAGTGGGAGTTTGCTTCCGGTCAGTATAAGGGAGAAAACGGTAAGACCTACTCTCGCGCTGGTTTCTGGCCTGCTCCTTACTACGCCAGCTACAAGGCGGACAATATCGGCTACTTCAAGCACTTCAAGGATGCTGTGGAAGCCTCGAACCGTGGATATACATTCACTGAGGATAACATCCAGAGTCTGCGCGGGAAGTTCTTCGGTGTGATCGTGACCCAGGAGGAATACCAGAACAACCAGGGTAAGATCAAGAACAGCCTCAGAGCAAAGAACTGTGTCTCCATCCAGGACATCCAGACCGGCAACTTCAAGGTGCCGAAGAAGAAGCTCTTCAGCGGTTCTGCCCCTGCTCCTGCCCCTTCCTACGCTTCCCCCGCTCCCACCGTTGACCCCTTCGCCAGTGCCAACCCCTTCCAGGACATGACGCAGGACAAGGAACCATTGCCCTTCTAAGGAGGTGTTTGTATGATCGTTCGTCAACAGCAAAATCGTTGCGTTGCTATGCCTGTCAAGCACTTGCGAGACAGTCGCCTTTCTCTTGAAGCAAAAGGCGTTTTCACGATGCTCACAGCGTTTTCTAATGAGCGTGGTGACATCGAAATCAACGACGCATTGTATTCCATGACCAGCAGTGACAAAGCAACTGTGCTTTCCGCTCTCATCGAATTGATGAAGCATGGATATGTTCATTTCGAGGAGGACGCTAAATGACATATTCCTTTGATGGTAACACCGCAAAGGTTGTCGGCGTTCAGAACGCAGTAGTCCTGCAACACGTTGCTTTTTGGGTTCGTCTGAATGAGACGAACCAGAGCAACGAGGTCAACGGAAAACATTGGACTTACAACTCTGTGAAAGGGTTTTCGGACTACTTTTCCTTCTTGACTGAGCGCCAAATTCGGCACTCTTTGGATACTTTGGTTTCTGATGGATACCTCGAAGTCGGGGTATTCAACAAGAATCCTTACGACAGAACACGGTGGTTTACCCTTACGGATAAGGCACGGGAACTGCTTAAATATGGGCAACACGAGTTACTAGATGTGTCCAGTCCCAATTACAAGAAGTGTCAAATGGCAACTACCAAGAGTGTCGAACCTATACCAGATAATATACCAGATATAGACCAGATAAATACCCCCCTCTCTAAAGAGAGACCCCCAAAGGGGGAACCCACTCCCAAGCGAGAGCGAAAGAGATTTACTCCTCCCAAGCTGGAAGAGGTCGAAGCTTACTGTCGGGAAAGAAACAACTCTGTCGATGCTTCCCGATTCCTGGACTACTATGAAGCTGTCGGCTGGAAGGTAGGCAAGCAACCCATGAAGGACTGGAAAGCAGCTGTCCGAACCTGGGAACGTAGGGACGCAAGCAACGCCTCTTCCCAAGCAAAAAAAGAAGAGACTTACCGCGCCCCGGTCTGTGTCGGGTTCGATGAGGAAGGGAGGGGCATTTACAAGTGATGAACTCAGCCTATTCCCTGGAGGCTGAAAACTCTGTGCTGGGTTCCATCCTCCTGGACGCTTCGGTTTTTCCGAGCGTTCGGGAGGCCCTCACAGCAGAGGATTTTGCCAACACCATCAATCAGGCCATTTACACGGCCGCTGAGGGCCTCTTTAACACAGGTAAGGCAGTTGACCCGGTAAGCATCAAGAGGGCCGCAGAAGCGATTCTAGGCGGGTCTGAGGGCATGAATCTGAATGACTACATGCTTCAGCTCCTAGAAATCACACCGACAGCTGCCAACGTAAGCGAATACGTCAAGCTGACGCGAGACGCTTCCATGCGCCGCCAGCTTATCGAGATCGCCCGGAAGATCGAGACGTATGTAGAGAGCTACTCCCCGCCTAGAGAAGTGATCGCATTCGCTCAAGAAGCCTTGCTTGGCGTTGAAAACAACGAGCTAAACCAAGAAACCGTCAGATTCTCTGAAGCTCTGACCGACTTCCTGGTCCTTCAGGACGAGATTCAGACCGGTGTATGTTTATTCATAAAAACTGAATATAAATACATTGACAGAGTGCTGGGTGGTGGCTTGCTCAACAGCGGTTTCTACCTGCTGGCAGGCCGTCCGGGTATGGGTAAGACCACGCTGGGCTTGAACATCGTCCGTAAGGTAGCGAAGAAGGGGTTGCCTGTGCTGTTTGTCTCTCTGGAAATGTCCAAGGAACAGATCACACAGAAGCTTCTAGCCCTGGAAACCGGCCTCTCCACGCAGGAGTTGGTCGGAAAGATGGACGCCCAGGCCGTGGACAGGGTGACAGAAGCGGCTACGCAGATACACGGCCTGCCGCTGACGCTGAACCGCAAGCCGGGTGCCACGGTGTCTGACATAGCGAATATGGCCCGCGCCATGAAAGGTCTAGCCATGATTTGCGTGGACTACGTCGGTCTCATCGAGCCGGACAACAAGCAGGTCAAGCGCTATGAAGGGGTGTCCCAAGTCTCCCGTGACTTGAAACGGTTGGCCTTGCGCCTGAATATCCCGATTCTCGGTCTAGCCCAGCTCAACCGGGAAGTTACCGGGCGGACGGACAAGCGCCCTGTGATTTCTGACCTACGAGATTCCGGCGGTCTGGAGCAGGATGCGGACGGCATCATCTTGCTCCACCGGCCGGACTACTACGACCCCGAATACAAGCACGACCCTGTGACCCCCGTTATCTTGGAGGCCACGATTGCCAAAAACCGACACGGCCCTACTGGTAAAGTGACGCTAGACTACTACCTGACCAACGGTCGGATTTTATGAAGGAGGTACCATGCTATTTGTCATTCCTCTGCCCCCCGTGACCAAAAAGAACTCGCAACGCATCATCAAGGTCAACGGGCGGCCTATCATTATCCCGTCAGCTAAGTATGTGGCCTATGAGCGGGAAGCCATCAAGTGCTTGCAAGTCTATTTCGGCGGCAAAGAGCCGCCAAAGATAACGTATCCTTGCAACATAGAATGTAAGTTTTATATGCCTACACACCGTGCTGTGGATAGAGCAAACTTAGAGCAAGCTATCCAAGATGTTCTTGTTCGTGCCGGTATCTTGGAGGACGACAACAGAGATATTGCGGCAACTTCGGATGGAACGGAGGTCTTGTATGACAGGGACAACCCAAGGACGGTGATTAACATTACCAGAAAGTACGGCTATGAGCAGTGGAACAAAAAATACCAGAAGGAGGAAAACGCCTGAAATGGAAACAATAAAACTAGGTAGCCTATTTGACGGTTCCGGTGAGTTTCCGTTAGCTGCCTGTGCGGGATAACGCCGGTTAGCCCCCTCGCAGGGGCGGGAATTGAAATTTGTATGTGATGCAGGGAATCGGAAATTGCCTGAACAGCAAATAACCATTTTCGTGACCCCGCGAAAAAGGAGGAAAACCAATGATCAAAATCAAGAAAAACTGCACCTTGGAAACGACATGGAAGGAACTGAAGGACGATATTGAGTCCGCGTCTAACCCGCTGAATGTCGGCGATGAAATCGACATTATGCTGAAAACTGGCGAAAAAGTCACGCTGGTGTGTGAACGTGCAGGGCATAGGAGCGCAACGTTTTTTACGAAAAACCTGCTCGAAGATACTCACTGCATGAATGAGAACCGGAAAGCAAAAAACGGTGAGCAGTTGAGTACGATGGAGGCATATCTGGGCAAGCTCTTCCGCTTGTTGCCGTACGATTTGCAAGAAGTTGTAACTGAGCCGCTCCGATTGTTGCGAGAGAAGGAAGTCTTTGGAAAAAACAACTACGGGAATGAAGAATTGTGCGAAGTACTCCATCGTTACTCTGAGAAGGAAAACCGGGTTAAAACGCTGAACGGCGTCCCATTTCCATACTGGTTGGCATCCCCGCATGCGGAAGACCCCGCGTACTTTTGCACTGTGACCGACGGCGGCAACAGCGGCAACAACGACGCCAGCCACAGCCGCGGTGTTTGCTTCGGCTTCGACATTTAATCTAAAATCTAACAATCGCGGGGCCTTGTGTCCCGCATAGGAGGAAAACAAATGAATGAATTGAACCAATACGGTATTCTGTCTGGCAACGAAATCCGACAGCGTATGTCCAAGGGGGATATCATCATACACCCATACAACGATCAGCAGCTTGGCCCCAACAGCTACAATCTGCGTTTGCTGGACCGGATGCTGGTGTACACAGAGGCGGTGTTGGACCCCAAACGGGACAACCGCACACGGGAGATTATCATCCCGCCGGAGGGCTACGTCTTGAAGCCTGGGCGCGTGTACATAGCGTCCACGGAGGAGTGGACCGAGACCCGGAACCTTGTCCCAATGCTGGTTGGGCGCTCGTCCGTGGGGCGTCTGGGACTGGCTGTACACGTTACAGCGGGTTTTGGGGATATCGGCTTCCGGGGCCGCTGGACGCTGGAGCTGGCAGCCACCGAGCCGGTGCGTATCTACCCCGGCATGGAAATTTGCCAAATCTACTACCACACAATTTGCGGCGTGATTCTGGATGAATACGTCGGGAAATACGTCGGCCAGGATGCGGCTACCCCGTCCAGGCTGTTTCAGGAGATGGACAACAATGGCTAAATCAATGTCCGAGTTGCTAGCGCTGTTTCCAAACAGCGCAACCATCCTAGATGCTGCGATCAAAACGGAAGACCATATCACCCACCAAGCCCAGCAGGGCGGGAAAATCATGGTTTCGATATCTGGCGGTTCCGACAGTGATATCATGCTCGATCTGTTTGAGCGAATCGGATACCCGGATGGACTGGTATACTACGCCTGGTTTGACACCGGTATGGAGTACCAGGCTACGAAACGGCACCTGCTGTACCTGGAGCAGCGGTATGGGATTACGATTCACCGCCACAGGCCTAAATTAACGGTGGCCCAGGCGTGTAAACGATTTGGGGTACCGTTGCTGTCGAAACAGGATAGCAGCAGGATCGGGCTTTTACAAAAACACGATTTTGAATTTTCTGCGGAATGCAAAAACGGCTATCGTACAGATCGAGATTACTGGAACGGCAATGGAAGCTTGTCCGTCGCTCACATGATGGGATTGCGAGATTTTTTAGTCGCAAATCCGCCAAAATTCCAGGTATCGGATAAATGCTGTACCTACGCCAAAAAAAGCCAGCGCGAGAAACGGCTAAAAAAATCGGGGCAACGTTGGAGTGTATCGGCATCAGAAAATCTGAGGGCGGGCTTCGTTCCGTCGTTTTGAAATCCTGTTTTACGGATGGAAAAAACGGAAGAGTTGATACGTTTAGGCCGATATTCTGGTTTACGGATGCCGATAAAGTGGAATACGAAAAATTCTGCGAAATCCGCCATTCCGATTGCTACGAAAAGTGGGGATTTAGTCGTACAGGTTGCACCTGTTGCCCGTTTGGCTCTGGGTTTGAAAAAGAGTTAGAGGTTGTTCGGCGTGAAGAACCAGCGCTTTACAACCTGGCCAATAAAGTGTTTGGCCAGAGTTATGAATACACGAGGCGATACAGGCGCTTCAAGGAATCGCTTAAACGGGAACGGCGTCGGAGAGGGCAGATCGACCTATTTGATGATCCGTATGAGATCGTGAAGGGGGACGAAAAATGAGTGAGTACATTGAGCAAGTTGCAAACCAGCCTGCCGCCGATGTGGCCCCGGTGAGGCGTGGGCATTGGGTAAGGGTCGGAAACGGTACGACATGCAGCGAATGTATGCAGGGCTTGTTGCGGATAAACGGGAAACAGTCGGAATGGGTTGATTTATCTGGAATGCCCTACTGCCCCAACTGTGGAGCAAAGATGGAGGTGCCTGATGACGATTGACGAGGCGAGAGTGTGGCTCCAGCGCCACGCAGACAACACTCCCATGCCTGGGGCGAGGGAGGCGTATAAGACTATCCTGGACGAGCTGAACAAAACATGCCAGAACATCGGTATGCAACACAATGTGAACGATTTTCGCTGTTCAGAGTGCGGCCTGTGGCTGGAATCGTGGAGTCGAATTGAAGCAGACCCGGATGATGGAGAACTGGTTTACGAGAGCTATGCATTCAACCGTTGTCCTGAATGTGGTGCGAGGGTGGTGGGATGAAAATGACAATTGAACGTGCGATTGAAATCCTGAACCCGGAACACCGTGAACACTACGACAGCATTGAAACGGTGAATGAGGCCTGCCGGATGGGGACGGAGGCACTGAAACGGAGCAGATGGATTCCGGTGGAGGAACGATTGCCAGAGGAACTGAAGCCCGTGCTGTTTGCTGTGTATCCAAAAGATACGCAATTGTACAACAAATATGGGAAAGTTGTTTATCTAGCATGGCGAGAGAATGGCGAATGGCTGGACTGGGAGGGCGAACGTGTGTCTGATGTATTTATCGTCACCCACTGGATGCCCCTGCCGGAACCGCCGGGTGTGGAATAATGGACGGCCTCATAAAATTCCCGACCATCTACATGGACGATGAAACAGCTGTGAACATCGTGAAACACAGTCTGACCTACCTGGAGGACGATGGGCTGACATACGATGCAATGACCTACGCGATAGAGCGCGTTGCTATGACTGATTTAACGCGCTGGGACCTATCTAACGAAGAGCTTCAACGCGCACTGCGTTGGTTATTCGACCACTACGATTTCAAGTAACCGTGTCGATTTCGACCCCTTTGACGTGGCTATGATGATGTCCCTGTTAAAGGTGGCGCGAGCCAAAGCGAACCCTCAGCACACAGACAACTACGTCGACCTCTGCGGCTATGGAAGCATCGCCGGGGAGTTAGCAAACAAGGAGGAAAACGAATGAAAATCTTTATCTCTCAGCCCATGCGGGGCAAAACCGACGCCGAAATTCTGGCAGAACGGGAGCGAGCTATCAAGGCTGCTAAAGCTAAGTGGGGTGATGATGTGGAGGTCCTGGAGAGTTTTTTCCAGGGCGCTCCCGCCGAAGCAAAGCCGCTGTGGTTCTTGAGGGAGAGCCTGAAGGTCATGGCGGACGCGGATGCTGTTATCGTGTGCAAGGGGTGGAGCGATGCCAGAGGGTGTAAGGTGGAGATCGCCGCCGCAGATGCGTACAAGTTGCCGGTTTTCTTTCTAATCGGCGATAAATTGTGCGGATACAACGAGTAACCTGTGCAAAAAATACACAAGTTGGAAAGGAGAACCAATGATTACTTTTGAACACGCCGAAGTAGTTGGCTGGGAGGCCGCTATCCGGGGGATGCGAAACCCCATGAACTCCTGGGAACGGTCGGACAGCCAACTGTGCAAGAGTATGGACGGCTTCGAGGATTGCCATGTGGGAGTTCATGGAAGTTGTCCACGCGGGGACGAGGGCTACTTCAAAGAAGACATTTTCTGCGTCGGAAAGAATGACTTCGAGCTGATGCAGCGCCTTGCCAGGGCCGGAACTGACCACCGCAAATTTATGCGGATGATCGTGGTATATGTGGATGTGACTGCGCCGCTGTACTGGTGGAAGGAATTCAAAACGTATCGAGCTGGGAAAAGGTGGGGAGATGAAGAACCGGATGCGTTCGCTATCCCCTCTGACTATTTGGAGTACGACATTGAAATGAATTCCTGCTCCACAATGCACAGCATCCACAAGAAACCGTTCAACGCATACGATTTTAGCTGTGAAGATCTTTTGACCTCTAACAAACTGCCTGATGTCTTCCGTGCTAAATCCCCTGTGCAAGTTCTGTTTGATACCATTGACACGTTGAACGCCTGCCGGAAGATGTACCTTGAAACAGGTGATAAAACCTGGTGGCGGCAGATGATTCAGCTTCTTCCCGACAGCTATAATCAGCGCCGAACCTTGATGCTTAACTACGAAGTCCTAGCCAATATTTACCGTGCTCGGCGCAATCACAAGCTCACCGAGTGGAGGGAGTTTTGCCTCTGGATTGAAGACCTCCCCTACTCCGAACTCATCACGGGAGAGGAGAAGTTGAATGACTGACGAACGAGTGAGACGGGAAAGGCGCCGTGTTAAGCGTCTGGCTGCTGGGCTGTGTGCAAAATGCGGAAAGTTCCCGCATAGACCAGGTGTCCAAACCTGTGTTTCTTGTTTTGAGAAGCAAAAGGAGTTGGACAGGAAAAAATACCTGAAAAAGGCAACAGAAAAGGAACTGGCAAGGAGAGAATCGGAAAAACCAAACACCATCTGTATCGACTGCAAACACGCAGTCCCCACAGCGGACGGCAAGTATGGCTGTGAGTGGTCACGCTCGTTCCAGCCGGTCACTGGTTGGGTGGCTGTGCGGCGTGATCTAAAAGTACAGGGAGGGGCCGGGAAAGTCCATCTCTCCCTGTCGTACAAAGTAGAAAGCTGTCCCAAGTTCATCGAAGGATAAAAGGAAGGGCCGCCCGGTGTGGGTGGCCCTTCTTGTTATTTGCCCTTCAAGGCGTCTGCTTTTACCTTTTCCCAACTCTTCTTCCAGCCCTTCTGAGCGCTGATATAGGCGAAATACGCCTTACACTCTGCTTCGCTGGCTCCCGTGCTGGTCAGTGCGCGGTAGCAGTCGGTCTGCTTGGTTCCTGTGGCGTTCTCCATTGCCGTGGCAAATGCAGTTTGCTTGTCCTTGGAGACAGCCTTGTCAAGTGCTGCCTGTGCAGCGGATTCAGTCTGCTGCTGCTTACTCTGTTCAGCGGCAAGCTCTTTCCAACTCTTCTTGGCGTCTTTGTCTTTGATGGCGTTGTACATCTTCTCCTGTTCAGCAGGGTCACTGGTCTGTCCGATGATACCCTTGTACATCTCTGTGTTGTTGATATCGTTGTTCCCGTCCGTACTGAAGCTGCTCTTGGCTTCCAGCAAAGCCTGAATCGCTTCCGGGGTATCGTACCCGGCGTTCTTTGCTTTCTGGTATGCGCCGGAATCAGCAGGCATCATCTGCCAGAACTTCACGTTGTCGAGAACATAGTCCTTCTGCTCCTGAGAAAGGTCAGAAAGGCCGTTGATATACTCTTCCCACATGCCTTGCTTCAAGCTTGCCTTTGCTTCGTCAGGCGCTTCGTCCTCAATGGCAGACTTGTAAGCATACAGAGAAAGGAAGCGTTCCTTGGAAAGCCCCGCCTCACTCTGGGCGTTGTTCGCCGCTTCATACCACTTTGCAAAGTCAGAGGTATCGCCACCAGCAGCCGCTTTGCCGCTGTTCTTGGCATACTCATACGCTTTGTCAATGAACTTGGCTTTCTGATCGTCCGTCAAGTTCTTGTATTCCTGGGTGCCGATAAAGTTCTGCATGATCTCATAGGCGGTGCTGCCCTGTTCCTTCTGCCGCTTCATCCACTGTTCAGCAGTCATGCGGTTGCCATCGAGCTTGCCGGATTTCTGGACAGCGCCGGGAAGCATCCCCTCATAGCCTGCGTCATTAAGACGCTGCAACTCGTCCTCGACCTTGGTCGAGCCGACCTTGTTGGCATAGCCGGGAGAGAGGAAGTTCTCCACGACACGGAGCAGCATGTTATCACTGCCCATATCGTTGCGGCCCCATACATCCAGGTATTCCGGCATCTTCTCAGACAGGCCGGGGATTTTAGCCCCCTGCCGCTGTAAGAAGCGCTGCAACTCTTTGGGGACTTTGCTGTTGGCGTCATAGAAGGTGCTTCTGCGGACGGGGTCCATCGTCCGTGCGATTTGCCCCAAGAGGGTAGGAACAAACTGTCCCGCATAGTTGGAGGCCACGTTGCCCAGTACCCCATAAATGGGGTCTTGCTGGGAGTAGGCCGCGCTCTTGATAGTGGACGACACGCCGGACAGCATCGTCATTTGCATCATCGGCTCAAACATACGGCCCAGTGCATCCAGCGTTGCTTTGGAAAGGGAAGTCTCTTCATCCCGCTGTTTCAGCGCCTTGTAAAATTCAGCGCCAATGAACAGAGGAACCACAGAGGGAGCTGCCCAGTCGATGGTGTAGGAGTATTTCTGCCCGCCAATGGTGAAGTTAATTGCGTAGTTCTGGCTGCCCATAGCGGCGTCAAAACCGGCCTGCTTGTCGTCGTCGTCCCCGCCTGCGCTCAGGATACCACGGGCCAAGAGGAACGCACCAAGCGCCGCCACGCCGGTACCGGTCAGGCCGGATGCAAGCTCATCGCAGAACTCGGCACCGGTAATGTCGCCGTTGCGCAGCTTCTTAATGCCTGCCGTCATGGAGTTCAAAAGTCCTGCCGGGGAGTAGCGGATACCCTGCTTTGCGATGTTGATCGGGACGCGCTTAAAGGGGAACGTTCCGCCGACCAGAAGCTTTGCTGCCTTGTTACTGCTCTCGAACTGCGCCAACTTACTGGCCAGAGCGGAGTATTCCTGGAATGTGGCTTCCAGAGCGTCGTCAATGGCGTGTCCTCTCGCCTCTTCCATCACGTTCGCCGGGATGTTCTCAAAGTTCGTCTTATACCCTCTGGCAGTCAGGAAGTTGGCAAGGGAATCAATGTAAGTGGAACGTTTGAAAAGAAGGTCTTCATAATCAAGGCCCTTCGTGTTCGCGCTTGAGAATGTTTGCGGCACCTTCATAAGATCGTTTACCGCTCTCCAAAAAGCGCTCTTTTCCCGCTTGTTGGCATCCACGGTGAACGCCTTTTCCCGTACCTTCTGCCAGATGATACCACTCTCAGAGGTGGTGTAGGGGTTGCCGGAGAGTAAGTCCTTGTTGGCAAGAAAGTCCTGTTTTGCGAACTTGTGCGCCTCCATGCTCCCTGCAAAGGTTCTCGTCCGCTGGTCTGCGTCCTTGACGATAAACTGCTGCAAGGCAGCAGAGGTGGCGTTCCGGCTTCTGGTCAAGCCCTGCATGACAAAGTTGCCAATCACGTTCCGCATGTGCGTTCTGGGATTGCCCAGCATGGCAAAGTACCGCCAAGCATCCAATCGCATATCCGCTGTCTTGGGCACACGGTCTGCCACATAGTCGTAGATTTCGTCTAATGCGGCATCCATTTCTTCCTGCCCATCTGCATCCAAAAGCTTCTGCGCCAGTTCGTCAGGAATGTCAATGTTCTCGAACTCCCCCTTGAATCGCTTCTGCATATCAGCGTTCAGCTTGTCCGTGACTTTCTGAACGTAGAAGAGCTTCCCTTCCGGGGTCGCCTTTTTCAAAAGGCGAATGGCCTGCACGTTCTGACCGGCAGTCGTGCCAAATGCGGCAATTTCAGCAGCAAGCTTCTTCGCCGTTGCAGTGTCCCCGTTTCTGGAAGCCATTTTATACAGCATCTCAGCGAGGACTATGTCGTCCTTCGTGACTTGCCGGTTTCCTTCAACTACTTCGTCCCACTGGGTGAAGCCTTTCTGGATACCATTCTCACCGCTCAGAACGCGCATAGAACGTTCTACGCTGTCTTTGTCCTTCTTGGGAGTATACGACCACTCACCTTGCGTAACACCTTCCTGAAATGCTTCTACCAGCTCGTCAGAGGTGGCTTCTGCTTCCATGAAAGTTCTCGCTGTTTTACGGACGCGGTCACTGCCGGTCATGCTCTTGGGAACGTCCACGATACGGGCCGGGTTCTCAGATCGGA